TGGAGGAGTACGCAAAGCATATTATAGAAATAAACTTTTGTGATGGTTCGCCAAAACATATTGACGAACTAACAATTGAACAAGTTAAGAAAATACACAAAAATGTAAATATGTGTGTTGATTGGGTCAATGACTGATAAAGCAACCATTTACATAATAATTAAAATATTTTGCTTTTTTCTTTGGTAATTACAAATTAAGTTATATATTTGTAGTGTAATAATTAATCAATAACAATTTAAAACACAAAATTATGAAAAAGACTTACAAATTAACAACAGGAAACGGAGTAAACGAAATGAGAATACATTCAACATCTACTGATAATTTAGAATTTACAAATTTAGAAGATGCTGAAAAAGCATTTAATCGAGAAGTTGAATGTTTGAAAGAAACTTATACAAATCAAAAAGACGTAGATTATTCCATTGATGAAGTTAAAGAATCTGAACAATGTAGCACAAGAATTGACTTAATAACTTTTGATGAAGATGTAGAAGATATTGAAACTGTTTTAGAATCCGAATCTTTTATTGTTGAATAATGGCTTACTGGTTTTTAAATAAGCAAACAAAAGAGCCGAGAATATTCGGTTCTTTACCCGTTATGTGCGAAGAAATTACTGAGCTTGATAAGCAAAGTTTAGAGTACCATTTTAGCAGGTTGAAAAAAGAGGAATTTGAAAACGATAAATACAGAATTGTTAAACGCAATCTTGAGAGAGGTGGAAAAAAAATAAAAGAAAAAGATAATAAAGATTGATAGACACAGTTTTAATTTAAAAAATAATAAAATGATACAAGAAAAAATTAATTACGATGAAATTATGGCTTTGGGTTTTACGGAAGAAATATCTGAAGATAAAATTTATTATGCTGAACACGGTTATGAATATTGTATAATTACAAAGAACCTAACAAAGAAGATTTATTTGGATTGGCAAAAAGACACTAAACTTTGCGAAATGGTAAGAGTAGATAGCCCAAAGACAGGTAATATAAAAGCGAGATTACCAATAATGAATATACAACATTTAAAAGAATTGGTTAATTTTTTCTCTAACGATCAAGAACAGATTTTTGATGGAAGTTACTATGCTTAGCATTATTTTTATACCGTGTTGTCATCATATTTTTAATGTGCCATACACGTTTTTATACACTTTTAAATTTAAATAAAATGAACTTTAAAGAAGGACAAAAAGTAAATTACGAAAATAAAGAAACTCATATAGAAACACTTAACAATGATGGTTCTTGTATTATAGCTAACCCCTTTTGGAATTGGGACGAAGAAGGTTTGTGTGTAGATGAAGGTACTGATTACGATGTACCTTATTGGATTAGCGTTAAGATAACAGAGCTTAATTACTCCTGAAGTTATTGGTATATGATTAGAATTTTTAACGATTAAATAAGACAAAATGGAATTAAAAAAATCACAAGAATTAGCAGAACAAGCAATATATGATTATACAAGCTCTTCTAACTGGCAAGAAGTTAAATATATGAAATGGACAACCGCAGAAATGCAAGATGTTATAGCAAAAGCATTAGTTAAAAATATTAAAATAGAACGAACCAAAGGTAGAAGCGATATGTAAACGCAATTACTTACAACGTTTAGTTTATGCCCGTTTTTTTTAGCGTTGGATAAAATAATTTACAGAAAAGTGTATATTTATTTTGCTTTACTATTTGGTAGTTAATACAGATTACTGTATATTTGTAGTATAATAATTAAAACAAAAGAAATTATGATAACTACAACTAGATTTAACGAAGTAACTGGAAAACTTAATAAAATGTTTAAAGGTTCAGAGGAACAAAAAGACAAATTAGTAACAGATTTAAAAAAATGGTTAAAATTAAATGTAAAAACAGAAGATAAAGAAAAACTTGAAGCTATCAAATTTTTTTTAGATGATAATAATATTTTTTAATAATGAGTAAAGAACTAATAAAATGGAGTGAACTGAGCCGTAAATTAAGCGGCTCAGATAACTCTATACGACCAAATAAAGTACCTAAGAAATACGAACGAAAAGTAAACCGTTTACTGTGGATTCTCGATTTGTGGGAGCGTTGGTTAAATAGGGTATAGCGTTTTGAATATGAATAGTACGCAGCGAAAGCCGTAGTAAAAAAGAGTATGATAACAGGAAAAACCAAAGACTGTTTCAGAAGCGACAACCTTAGAGTTTGGGTGAGGGTTGGGGCGTATTATTTATATTCATTGTTGTAACACGTTTTTAAATGTGATTACAACACCAATATAATAAAAATTGTTATTACACAACGAACAAAAAATAACAATCAAATAAATATAGATTTTAACTATGAATAAATACAAAAACAAAAAGGTAGAAATTGACGGTCACAAATTCGATAGCATAGCAGAAGGGCGAAGGTATGGGATGTTGAAAATGCTAGAAAAAGCTAAGGAAATTAAGGATTTTAAAATGCAAATACCTTATAAGTTTAAAATTGATGGTAAACATATCTTTTCATATTATGCAGACTTTGTAGTCCACCATAATGATGGAAGCGTAGTTATTGAAGATGTCAAAGGATGGGATAGAAAAACTGGTAAATTCAGAACTACTCCCATATTTAATTTAAAAAAGAAATTACTAGCGACACAAGGCGTGGAGATAGTATGTGTTAGATCTTAAAAATAAAAACTATGGAACAATTAGAACGACCGAAATGCCATAAATGCAAAAAAGAAATGAGTCCAGCAGGTGGAATAGTACCCTTAAATATAACAATTTACTGGAGTTGTTGGGATTGCGATGAACACATAGAAGATGTTGAAATCAAAAAATAATAGTTAATAATGTTATTAAACCCTTATGTTGCCCTAGATGTGACGGGCAAAGTATGGGATATAAAAACTGGTAAATTTAGAACTACACCGCTTTTTAATTTAAAAAATAGGTGCTTAAAAAGCATTGGGATAGAAATTGAATTGGTTAAAGTTTAAAAAAAAAGATCTACAAAATTTTGCAGATGTCAAATATCTTCATATATTTGTAGTGTTATTATTAATTAATCTATAAATTAAAACAAATCAAAATGGAAAATTTAATTGAAAAAACAGTAAAAGTCATTAAAGACTTCACAGGTGATGAATGGAAAGCTTTAGTAATAATTGGAAGAGTCGCGATTATTAAAAATATAGAAGGTAAATATGTGCAGATGTTCTGCGATAGAAGTGAATACAAACTTGGTTCAGATAATTTAACAGAATGGAGTTTTGGTGGAGGAAATGTAAGTTATTACAACACATTACAAGATGCTTGCAATGGAATACACCCTAAAAGCGTAATGTAAATGACTAAAGAAGAAATTGGAAATAAAATCGAAATTCTACGCAAAAAGTATGGAGTTTCTACTTATGAACTGGAACAAAAAGGAATACATCCTTCACTACCTGGAACTATTGAAAAAGGAAAAAAAGGGTACTCCGTAGATACTTTATTAAAATATCTAAACGCTATTGATGAGGGTATTTTCTTGAGCTTTGAAAAAAAAGAAAAGTAAATTACGATTATTTTTAAAGACTAAACACCCATCAAATTAATGATGGGTGTTTTTTTTGTTTTAAAATAATTATATTTGAGTATGGAAAAGAAAGAGGGTAGACCAACTAAATATAATGAAGAATTAGGTAAACAAGTTATTGACCTAATGTATCAAGGGTTTAGCATTATTGAAGTATGCCATGAATTAAGGATTTGTAAACAAACTTTTTACAATTGGTGTGATGAACATCCAAAGTTTTTAGACTCCAAAGAAAAGGGTGTAGATTTTTCAGAGGGTTGGTGGACTAAACAAGGTAGGGAGAATCTTCGTGACGGCACGTTTAATTACACTGGCTGGTACATGAATATGAAGAACAGATTTAAGTGGGCAGATAGACAAGATAGCACTGTAAGTCATAACGGATCATTAAACATATTAAACTTAGACCCTTTAGAAGATGAGGAATGATAGCACCAACAACAGCACTAAGAAAAATAGCAGCGTTAAAGAAACGGATTAAAGTAATTCAAGGAGGACAGGGAGCTTCTAAGACTTTTAGCATTTTACTGATACTCATAAACCACGCGTCGAGCAAAGCAAATAAAGATATTTTCATTGTTTCGCATGAGCTGTCTAAAATGCGTATCACAGTCATTAAAGACTTTGTAAACATATTAAAATTAACAGGCTTATATCCCTTGGTAAGATTTACCAATGGGACTTTTTGCCGTTTCCCTAATGGTAGCATGATTAAGTTTATAGGGATGGACAAAGATGATATAGGTAAGGGTTTACGGTCTGATGTTATATTTGTTAATGAAGCTAACAAAATAAAGTTTGAAGCATACCGAGAGTTAACCAGTAGAGCAAAGAATGTTTATTTGGATTTTAACCCTAATAAGAAATTTTGGGCACACGAAGAAGTAATTACCCGCCCCGATGCTGATTTTATTAAGCTAACTTACAAAGATAATGAGTTCTTAAGTAAGGAGGAAACAAGCGAGATTGAGCGGTATAAGCTACTTGGTTATGACTCAGAAGGGAATATAATAAACGAATACTGGGCGAATAAATGGACGGTTTACGGGTTAGGATTAGAAGGTAAAATTGATGGTGCTGTATTTCAAAATTGGGTTGAATATTCAAATGATGAAGATTGTAGCCATTTACCGTTTATGTTTGGAATTGATTGGGGCTTCAAAGACCCTTTCACATTAATCAAAGTGCATTACGACTGGAAAAATAAACACTTATTTGTAAGAGAGTTAGTTTATAAAAGCGGTTTAGAACCTCAGGGATGTTTAGACGCTGCTAATGACGCAATAGGTGAGAATGATAAGGACAGGACAACGATAGCAGATAGTGCAAACCCATCTAATAAACTAATGTTTCTAAACGATGGATGGAATATCTACGGTTCAAAAAAGGAAACAATTATAGAAGGTTGCCAAAACTTACAGAACTGGAAAATCTTTGCTCACGTTGATAGTGTTAATTTAAAAAATGAATTGCTAAACTATGTGTATAGTGATAAAGATGTAGAGCGTCCAATTGATGAATATAATCATATTTGTGACCCATTAAGATATATTGAAAGGGAAATAAGATACGAAATAATAGGCTAAAAAAAAGGGTGCTAGTTAAAACTAAACACCCCTAAAAACAAAAAGACACCACAAACATAAGATAAAATAAAATAAATACGTATATTTACCCATAAAAACTACGGTAAAATACGTATGAATATACTCACAGATTTAAAATCGAACACTGCAAACTCATTTGTTTCTCTATTCGGGAGCAGAAACTACGGTAATATATCCGATACTGATTTGTGGGATAAAGGATTTCTTACAAACTCCATAGTTTATTCAGTAATTAACAACATATCTAGTAAGGTAGGGGCATTGCCGTATGAACTAACGGATAAAGATGAGGTTACAGATGATGCAGATGCTTATAATGAGTTATTCTTTAATAACTGGAATCAAGACTACGGACACGAAGAAGGTATGAGGTTAACAGCTGTTAATCTTTTAAACTTTGGTGTTGCTTTTATTCATAAAAAAGGAGATGGGTTAATTCCTGATGAGTTATTTGTGCTTCCTAATCAGTGTATGCAAAGGGAGCAAAGACTAATTGGATTCTACGAAAACCCGAAATACTATGATTTCTATGATGGGTCAAAAAGTTACAGAATACCAACGGAGGACTTAATTATAATTAGACTACCATACGATTTAAAAAGAAAATCAAGTAAAGAGGGGTTAAGCCCATTGCAGCCAGTTTGGGACACCGTACTAGCAAGTAATAACAGAGCAGAAGCAGAAAAATCATTGTTTGAAAATAGAGGTGCAATTGGTATCATTTCTCCTAAAGGTAATAAAGATGGTGGGCGTATTCCCGATACAATATTTACTATTTTACAAGATAAACTAAAAGCGTTAATAGGCGGTGCAGATAAAGCGAATAAGGTTATACAGGCTCAAGTACCTTTAGATTTTACACAAATTGGTATGAGTGCTAATGATTTGAAACTTATCGAATCAGAGAAAATGCACGTGCGAAGAATAGCAGGAGTTTATCAATACCCTTCACAGTTAGTAGGCGATACAGATGCTTCACAATATGCTAATTATGCAGAAGCTTTGAAGGCTGCTTATAGGGACGTTATACTTCCAACGGCTGACTTAATCATTAACGAGTTCCAACGATCATTCTTTAATAAAATCAATCCCTTACTTGCTAAAGACTATAAACTAATTTACAATAAATCTAATATAGTTAGTTTAAATGAGCATTGGAGTGAGAAGTTGAATAAGATGCCTGTTGGAGTGGCAACTAAAGTAATCGAAACATTAACACCCGAAGAAGTAGAGCAAATAAAATTTGAAATAGGTTTAAGATATGAATAGAAAAGAAATTATAAGAGATAAGTTAGCAAATAAAAAGGAGTTAATTAACATTAAACGAGCTACCGTAAAGCATACAGAAGGTTTGATATTAACACCTAAATTAACTTTACCAAGTGAAGGAGTTAATAAGGCTGAGTTACCTAGTGATACTGATGAAATATTATACCGTACTATTATAGCAAACACCTATAATTACATGGATAGTCACGACGACGTACATTTAAACGGTTGCTTTTCTAAATCTATTCAAGAAAATAAACGTCAGTTATACATTAAGGATCATGCAAACTATACAACGGAAATAGCTGGTAAAGTCATAAAAGCTTATGAATTAATGGGTACGTTTAATTCATTTGGTTATGATAGTGATTTATCTACAATGGCGTTGTTAAAAGATGTTGCTATTTACAAAGAACAATCGGAGCAATTCTTTTCTCAAATGTCTAATGGTATGATTAATCAGCATAGTGTTGGTATGATGTATATTAAAATTGCATTAGCTGTTGATGATATCCAGGACCAAGAAGCATACAAGCTATACACATCTTTACTACCTATGATTGGCAATTCTAAAGAAGTAGAGGAGCAGGGTTACTTTTTTGCAGTTCAAGAAGCTAAAGAACTAGAAACCTCAGCCGTTACAATGGGCAGTAATAGCCTAACAGGAGTTTACAACGATAATACAAAGGATTATAACGAGGATGATATAGATAAAATCATACAAACATTTGGAAATATAGATAAATTTGATAAACTTTACCAAAACTACGTGAAAACTCGTACAGATAAAGCCGTTATTGATGACACTTTAGATAATAAGAAGTCTTTTATGAGTATGATTAACACTTATTAACACTTAAAATTATTTAAAATGGAATTTACTATTAAAACTAAGTGGGAGGACTACTTAAGTAACATTGAAAAAACAGTTGAAAGCTTTAAAGAATTAGAAGCGAGTAAACAAGCAGAGCACTTCAATACTTTTAACAAAGGGATGAAGGATGCACAAAATGAAGCAATTGAAAATAAAGCTTCTAAATCTGATTTACAAGACTTGCAAAACAAGTTGGCTGAAAATCAAGAGAAGCAATTTAATGCTTTAAATGACGCCATTAAATCAATGGGTATTAAAATGACAAAATCAGAATCACCTAAAATGTCATTTAGAGATGAATTGAAAGATTCGTTAACTAAAAATATTGATAACTTAAAAAAGTTTAAAGATTCTAGAGAAGGTTCTTTTTCTTTTACGGTTAAAGCAGTTGGCAATATGACAAGTGCTAATATTCTAAGTGGTAATGTACCAGTTGAAGATAGAATAGAGGGTTTAGGAGTTGTTGCAAGTAGAAAGGTCTCTTTGTTGGATATTATGTCTAACCGTTCTACTGATAGCAATATTGTTAGCTGGGTTTATCAAGCTAATAAAGATGGTGCTGCGGGTCAAACAGCTGAAGGAACTAAGAAGAACCAAATTGATTTTGATTTAACTGTTGGTTCTGAAACTATCAAAAAAACAACTGCTTTCATTAAGGTTACTACTGAAATGTTAGATGATATTGCCTTGTTGGAATCTGAAATTAATGCAGAATTAATGAGAGAATTATTAAAAGCTGTTGAAAGTGGAGCGTATAATGGGGACGGTTTAAACCAAAACTTAAACGGTGTTTATACTGTTGCTACTGCTTTTACTGGTACTGGTTTTTCAGTAGACAATCCAAACATTATAGATGTTTTAGTTGCAGGAGCTAACCAAATTGAAGAAGCAGATCAAGAAGCACCTAATTATGCTTTCTTACATCCTAGAGTAGTTAACCAGTTGCTAACTGAAAAAGTAACATCTACGGATAAAAGGTACGTTCAGAGACTATCTACTATTGGAAGTTCTTTAATGTTGGACGGCACTACAAGAATTATCAAAACTACTTTAGTTGGTGTTGATGAGTTTTTGATTGGCGACTTTAACAAAGCTATTTTAGTACAAAAAGATGGTATTAAAATGGACGTAGGTCTTGAAGATGATGATTTCACTAAGAACTTTAGAACTATTTTAGCGGAATGGAGAGGTGCTGTTGTTGTTAAAAACAATGATAGAACTGCATTTGTTAAAGGTGCTATTTCTACTGCGAAAGCATTAATACAATCAACTTAATAAAAATTAAGTAACAAATTAAAGGGGGTGTTGGGTTTAACTTAACACCCCTTTTTTTATTAAAACATAAACCTATGTTAGTTTTTATAATTGCAATCTACCAACGCCCAGAGTTGAGTAAAATAGTATTAGATTACTACTATAAATTATCAAAGAAGTACGGGTTTAAAGTTGTTATTGCAGGTTCTGAGGGCGAAAAGTCAAGGTTAATAGCTAAAAACTTTCATTATATCGAAGTTAAAAACTTCCCAGTTAGTCATAAAAACAATGCAATGATGCGAAAATCAAGGGA